CTTCAGGTAAAGCAGCTGCTGATAATGGTATTGATGCAGTAGGTGGTACACTTACTACTGAGCTTACTACAGTCATTAAGAACACACCTGCTAACGTAGTCATTAATGGTTTGACTGCCGCTGCTGCTGGCTAGAACTAGTAGCTAGTTAGAACCCTTGCTTCTCCCTGTAGACCTGTGTATGTTTTTACTTTAGTCCTGAATCGCCTTTAGTAATTACATATCTACAGGGAGAGCATTTTCTCCTCCCATAAACCTTATAGGTAACCCAAATGAGTAATGAAAACAAAGTAAAAGTTGATACAGCCGCACTATTAGCTAACCTTAAAAATAAAGCTAATCCAGAAGGTTCAGCACCTGTTGTAGAAACTGTTGTAGAAACTGATCCAGTTGTAGTACCTACAGCAGCAGCTCCAGTTGTAATTCCAACTCCAGTAGTAGATCAATACCAGCAATATACTGCTTCTCGTGCTTCTACCTGTCTTATTACTCCTACTGGTAAGAGAATTAATTTTACTAATTATCAGTATTATACTAAAGATCCTGAGATTGTAGCTTACCTAGATCGAGAGATTGCAAGTGGCTTAAGAGGCTTTACTAAAGGTAAGGTACTTACAGCTGAAGAGCTTAATCCAGAAGCTGCATTGAAGCGTAAGATTATTGATGAGTTCAAAGATAGCCAAGAAGGACGTGAGTTCGGTAATACTAAGGCTGTAGAAGACAGAACTACTGCACTTTCTTCTGGTCAAGTAGCTAACTAATAAGCTACTAACTTTAGTCTCAGCTGATAACTTATAGGGGATCTAAGTGAAAACCTTTGAATCATTGTTAGACGATGTGTATATTATAACTAATAGACCTGAGTTAGAAGCTGAGACTTCTAGCGCAATCCGTTTAGCTACACTAAAAGCACATCACTTAGATTTCTATTCTCGCGATATGACTGAAAAAGTAATTACATTTAATGAGAAGAAATACAAGCAGTCTATTGACTTGTACTCATTAGCTAATAATTATCGTGCAGCTAAGTATTTACGCTTAAGCGATGGTGAAGGTGATTGCACTAATACCGATGATATTGTTGGCTCATTCATAGAAATGATTACGCCTGATGAAATACTAGATTCATATGGTAGAAACCGTGTGAACGTATGTTACGTAGCGGGTAGAATGCTAGAGATAAAAGCTAATGTAGATTTTGATACAGCTATTTTTGGATTCTATGTAAACCCAATAGTAACACCTAGCGGAAGTTATGCTAGCTGGGTAGCTAATATACACCCCGGAGCTATCGTTAATGAAGCTGCTAGGGTAATCTTTAAGATGATCGGATATGATGAACAGTCCGCTCAATACAATACGTTAGTAGGTGAAGAATACGCCTTACTTAAAATCACTGGCCTTTCGGATGTAGGATACTAATACTATGGTCACATCATGTAAAGAAATAAATGCATGGCAAGAAGGTTGTTCTGATGCAGTAGTTTGTGATCCTTGTGATTCAGCTAATGGTGAACAGCGTTTTATAGCTACAGCTGCTCAGACACTTTTCACATTAACAGCTTTCTCTTATGCTCCAGGTACTAATAGTCTTCGGGTACATAGGAATGGTTTACTTGTAGATCCAGCTAATGTAATAGAACTTTCTACTACTACATTCTTCCTTCAGAATGAAACAGTACTCGCAGGTGATGTAGTAGTAGCTAATGCATGTCCTGGTATTACTGCTGAAGTAAGTGTACTTGTAACTGATCTCGCCACTACTGAAGTAGTACTTATTGCTGGACAGCTAATAGTGAACTTCGGAGCAGCTGTACCTGTAGCTAACGGTGCACTTTATATCAGCGGTCCAGGTGTAGATAATGGTCGGTTAGTATTAGGTACAGACTATTCTGCTGATACTGTTAATAACATTATAACTCTTACAGATTCTTATCCAGCAGGTACTATACTCCTTCTCGCTTATAGCGATGTTGGACCTACTGCATCACATTTTGTTACAGCATTATTTGATGTTGCCTTACATGGTCTCGGAGGAGAGCCGGGTGTAGCAGCTTTTAGTGCACCAATCCCTGATAACTCTACAATCATCCGGGCATATTATGAAGTAATAACAGCGCTTACAAGTGCAGGCGCTTCTGTTCTTACTTGGGGTATCCTTGCAGCTGACATTGATGGTCTCTTAGCAGCGACTGCTTATGATAATGCAGCGTTTGCTGTTGGCTATCATGATTTTTTACCTGATGGTAGTGCAGCACTTTTCACCACTAAAACCACGTTCGCTTCACAGTTGGTTGTAACAATTGCAACTGCTGGTCTTACAGCTGGCAAGATTCGTGTTTGGTATGAATACGTAACTAGCGAATAGAATAACCTAGGAGCCCTCGGTAGCTCAGGAGAGTATAGAACTAATGAAAACCTTTATTAGCGTAGCGCAGATGAAACTAGCATATCTTACTGCTGGTCAACTGGTAGAAACTTCAGGATACTATGCTCCAGGAGATGGTGGACAAGCTAGATATTTAATAAAAGCTAGTGAAGCTGTAGATAATGTAGGTAACCATGATCTTGCAGGTACTACTGTAGCTGTCTTACAATCCATTGAATCTGCAAATGTAAAACAATTTGGCGCTAAAGGAGATGGAACTACTGATGATACGATAGCATTTAATAGTGCTTGGACAGCCTCAAATCCTGCATTTGTACTTGTTCCAGTAGCTTCTTATGAAATACCGGGAACAGTAACAGGAAGTTTTTACTCCTTTGGTGCAGTTACTATAGTAACTGGTACTGTAAATACAATCTTTAATCTTTTAGTCGTACTTGAGAGTCAAATTACAGATGGTTCTATTCTTGCTCGTATAGCTTCAAATGAAGCGATTAGTGGTCATTGGGGAATTCCTTCTACACCTAATGTACAGGATGGTAATTATACGCTTGTTTTAGGTGATGCTGGAAAGACGATTCATAAGCAAGCTGGGGGCGCTGGAGAAACATATACCATTCCTGCTAATACAGCTGTTGCGTTTTCTAATGGTACGTTAATCTGTATCCAGAATGATGGTGGAGGTGATTTAAGTATTGCTATCACAACAGATACATTGACTGGAACTGATGGTGTAACTGGTACAAGAACACTTGGTGATAATCATATAGCAGTTATTCAGAAACTAACAGCTACAACATGGAAGTATGCTGCGAGTGATCTGTAATGAGTAATTTATTACAGATACTTATGGGTATACTAAGTGGAGGTATCACTCTATCAGGAGGTAGTGGAGGTACTGTATTACAAACTGATCCTTCATCAACATATGACAGTACGGTTGGTATTCGATTTAATACTGATGGTACTATCGAAACTGGTAAGTCATTAGATGGCGCTGCAATTACTTGGTCTCCTGCGGGTACTTGGATTAATCCTATTAGCGCAGCTGATGGTACATATAGTGTTCGTTTTACAAATAAAGTTCAGGATCTTGGTGTTGGAGATTGGTCTGCTGAAGCTGCTGCTGATGATACTTGGATTGCACTCAGCGCACAACGTGTTTGGACATCAAATAAGACTGCTGCTGGGGAGCGTAAATTTACAGTTGATTTTGAAGTAAGAAAGACTGCTGGTCCACCGCCAGTTACTGGATCGTCACAATGGGTATTTCATATTGATAATGTAGTTTAGTAGCAGAGGGATTATATTATTGTGGCACAACAATACTATTCAGTAGATTTAAAGAGAGCTAAGTTCCCACTCTTGTCTGAATTACAGACACAGACTATTATAAGCTTCAACTCAGTAGGTAAGAATTCTGGAGATGAAGCTCCTCAGATAGCTTATTGTGAGAATGTATTTCCTACTTTAGAAGGTGTAGAGTCTGTACAGTTCCAATCAGTGATACCAGCAGCTGTTGGCTTATCCACTGGAGATTTCTTTACAGATGTAAGAGTGATATATGGATCAGCTCTTAATAGATTCTATCTAGGATTAACCTCATTGGGTACATTTTGGGTACTGGATGAAAGCGATATAGAGAATCCTTTCTGGGTTGAAGAAGCTATACCATCATTAGTAATAACAGGATCTTTTAATTCAGAGCTGCTTACTATTGGTACAGTGAATGGTGTAAGCTATCTATATTATAGAGGTAATACGTTTGTCTCTACCTATGATGAAACTACTGAAGCGTTTGTGAATACAGTACCTACTGGCTTAGCTATGGCTGATGTACTAGGATTCACTGCTACCTCTGGATACTTAGTAGCTTATACTAAAACTGCAGTAGCTTGGAGTAGCACTATACTCCCTACCGACTTTGTACCTGATAGAATAACAGGAGCTGGAGGCGGTAATGTAGATGGTATAGCAGGAGCAATTCTTTTTGCTACTCCTACTCCTTTAGGAATGAATTTCTATACTCAGGCTAATGTAATTGGTGCTTCCTATACTGGTAACATACGTTACCCTTTCAAGTTTAGAGAGGTAGAGAATTCTAAAGGTGGAATCTCTCTAGATCAAATTGCGTATGAAGCTAATAGCGATCCACAGTATGTATATACTAAAGCTGGATTTCAAACTATTAATACTCGTGTTGCAGAGACAGTATTACCAGAAGTGACTGATTTTCTTACTGGTAGGCGTATAGAGACATTTGATAAAACTAATGTAGCGTTAGTAGAGCGTAACCTTACTGCAAACGAGGTTATGTTTAAGAAGGTAAAGTATATTAATTCTCGCTATATCCTCATATCTTATGGTATCGATGAGTATACTCATAGTATAGTATATGATACCAGTCTGTCTCGTATGGGTAAAATAGTCTTAGATCATACTGATGTATTTGAATATGTAGGTGATCAAACTGAGATAGCTAAACAATCAGTTACATACTTGCATAGAGATGGATCTTGTACTGTATCTTTCTTTAATCCAGATGCTCCTCCCTCTCCTAATAATCCAGGCATAGTAATGCTAGCTCGTATTAAGGCTTCCCATACTAGACAAATGACTCTTCTAGGTGTATTGCTTACGCTAATAGGATCTAATCAAACTGATACTCCATTCTTTTGTTTCGATTTACCTACATTAGATGGATTGAATGCTAGCACAGCTTCTCCAGTTTCTGGCACCTTAGCAAAGTCCACAGGTAACTTAAGAGAGTACCATTGGAGACAGACAGCTGATAGCCATAACATATTAATTCAAGGTAAGTTTAGGCTTACTACTGCATTAATTACATATACTATTAATGGTAGAAGGTAGAGAAAATGAGTGAAGTTCCAGAAGGACGAAAAGAAGTTAGTTTAGAAGAGCTTGCAAAATTACAGCGAGCTGGAAATGTAAATGTAGCAGATATTCAAGTTGAAGGTATCTGTACTATATTTAGAAAAGATGGTAGCGTCAAAGGACAGATGAAAATTTGTTCTGTTGAAGAAGCCGAAGCTGCAGCCGCAGCATCATAACACTAACACCGGAGAATTAAAGATGCAATTAGTAGATGCGTTAAGAACTACCTTGGCTGCCGCTATTGTTACTGATCTAGGAGCAACGGCATTCGCGAGATGGTACACAACTGGTTTGACTACGCTATTAGCTAGTGCTGCTTGTAGCAATCCAGCATTCATTGCAGGTGCTGCAGGAGTTACGGACCTTGATGTTACGCCAGCAGTTGAGGATACATCACCCGCAGCAGCAGGTACTTGTGTACGTCTAACATTCCATCTGAATAGTACAGCGGCATCTGGCTTGTGGCGTTTACAGTTAGGTGTAGCTACTAGTGGTTCACCAGATATTACAATGGCTAACAATGTTATCGCAACAACTGATACTGTTCAGCTCTCTAGCCTTAGCATTACAGTTCCTGCTGGAACACCTGACGTAACATAAGTCATGGAAGAGAATAAGGAAGGGGCGATATGGTTAGCGTCATATCCTAGATCTGGTAATACATGGTTGCGTTGTTTGCTAGAAGCTTATAGACGTAATGGTAAGCTAGATCTGAATGATATCAGGATTAGTAGTGCCGACGGTGGTGCTACTCTCTTGCGTGCTATATCCCCTATACCATTGGGAGACTTAGGATTAAACGCACAGCTATTGTTGCGTCCTGCTGCCTTGCTTAATCTCTTCTGTAGGTTAAACTCCCCTCTATGGATTAAAACTCACTTTGCTAATTTTCAACCTGATGGTTTACCTCATTGTATTCCTAAAGAGTTTACTAGGAAGGCTGTTTATATAGTTCGTGATCCTAGATCTGTAGTTTTGTCTATGGCTAAGTTCTTTCAGTTCTCGATTGACGCTGCAGTTGATACGATGGGATTTAAGGATTTTACTATTGGGGATAATATAAACTTCTCTAGTCAACTAGTTTCTAGCTGGACTAATCATGCAGCTTCTTGGACTAGTGAAAATAAATTTCCTGTTCATATTGTACGCTATGAAGATATGATTAAGGATACAGAGAAAGAACTAACTGAAATACTAGAGTTTCTTGGGGAGGAAGTTAATACTGAAATAGTTAAAGCTGCTGTTAAAGTTACAAGTATGGCACAGCTTAAGCAAGTAGAAGATACTGAGGGCTTTCAAGAAAACAGAAGTCAAGGAGGTAAGTTCTTTAATGAAGGTGGAATTCGCTGGCAAGATGAGTTAGGACCTAAGTGGATTAAAAGAATTGAAGAAGCTCATGGACCAGTTATGAAAGCTCTAGGTTATTTAGATTCAGAGCCTACTTCTATTTCATTGGTGGTGAACTAATGGCCCGTTTTATACTTCTTGCTAAAGCTACTGGTCAATCAGGACGGGTTGAGGGAGACTCTTGTGGTGTCTTTCCTAATAACTATGTCTTTGGTGAACGTGAAGATAAATCTGTTTGGATAGCTAATGGTAACGATCCTAATGACTGGCCAGGTACATTCTTGATTGTTACTGTCTTAGGTATAGGGTGGCGTTCTGCTCGTAGATTTAAACAACCCCACCGTAGACGTGCACATGTTCTCGATCCTGAATTTCAAGCACCAGATGCTGATGATAGATTTGTTCGTATTGGACGTAATCGCTGGAGATTTAGGCTAAATAATCTACCCATCCCGAAGCGTAGAGAGTTGCGTGAGAACGGTGTTATTACATTAATCTATGATAAGGCTGTATTAAATAACGTTATTATCGACAAGGCAAATCTTGATGTGCTGATTCATGATAATGAAAATAACGAGATTGATCCCTAATGGCTGACCAAAATTATGATATTGATGGCATTAGTTTCACAACACTTGATCTAGCATTTGTTGATTATGAAGCTAATCATAATTATGCAACCGGCGATAATATGGCGTTGTTTAATATCAGTATAACAACTGCTGATACAGATGATGCAAAACTTGACTCATCAGCAGGCGGGTCACCTGATATAGATAACCATCCATTAATAACACCAACTTCAGGTGCAGGGCATGAAGGGATATGGAGTACATCAAAACAACGCCTTACTGGTAGTCCTGGTAGCCAATCAGCAATGCTTGAGATTAACGAGGACTTTGTTCAAGTTAAGGGTTTACAAATAGAAGTAACAGGTAGTGGAACTAGTGATGAATGTATCGAAGTTTTCTCTGGTGCAAATAGCTGTCTGATTGAAAAATGCATTATAAAAGTTAGTGGTAGCGGTTCTTCTCAAGATGGGATCTATACCGGTAATGTCGCTGTTACTAATGTTAATGTGTTTGATTGTTTATTAGAGGGCAATTCGACCTGCCGTTCGTTGATTAATGCACAGAATTACAGCGGTTCAAATGATCAAACATGGCAAATTGAACACAATACGTTTATAGGACAGAGCGGCGGTGATAATGGGTTAGCAGGACAAGCAGACGCTCCAACCCGTGATGTTACAATGGATGCTTGGAACTGTATCAGCCTCAATAATGGCACTGACTACTGGGCCAATGGTGCGAACTTTGTTAATGGTGATCGCGGAATAATTGCTAGTGATACTTCTGCTACAGGTGAGTTTGGAACAGGTACTTATAATCATAATAGCGTAACGCTGAAAGATAGTGATACGGCAGGTGATACTGTACTGGTTGAATCTCTATCAACACCAGATTATCAACTAAAAGATGGTGTAACAGGTACACATGTAGCTATAGGTACAGCACAAACGGGAGGCGTTCGTGATTCGCGCGCCGATACCACGTTAGATATAGCTGGCAACTCACGACCTACGTATGGTTCCGGTGATCGGGACATGGGCTGTTTTCAACATATTAGTGTTGGTACATTAACAGCATCAGGTACGCCAATACTAGCAGAAATAACAGCTGTTGGTACAGTTATTCAAACTCAAGTAGCAAGTGGTGGACCCTCAATAGCTAGTCCCACAGCAAGCGGTATATCTACAATAATTAAGAAAGCTACCGGTACAGTTGTAGTAGCAGCGGTAGTAGCATCTGGTGTTTCTGGTCTAGGTAATTTAACCTCTGACGGTACACCTAATATTGAGGAAATAACTGCTACTGGTGTATCTAAGATAATCAAGAAGTCTGACGGTACAGTAACATTAGCTGAGATAATTGCTGCTGGCGTTGCTAGCTTTGCTCAAGATAGTTCTGGTACACCAAACATCAGTGAGATTATAGCTTCTGGTATAGCTACTATATTTAAGAAAGGTAGTGGCGCTTTAGTAATAGAAGAGATAACAGCTTTAGGTGTAGTTGATCAAATACAAAAGCCTAGTGGTGCACCTAGCATTGAGGTAGTTTCTGCTTCAGGCGTTTCTAAGATAATTAAGAAAGCTACTGGTGCGGTAACACTAGCTGAAATAGAAGCTTCTGGGTTAGCTGGGTTAGCTGGAACTTTATCATCTTCTGGTAATCCTTCTATAGAAGAAATCACTGCTGCTGGTACAGTTATACAGACTCAGAAACTTTCTGGTGCTTTATCAGTTGAAGAGATAATTGCTTCTGGTGTATCTACTATAGTTTCTGCGGTTAATCCTGCTAGTGGCACGCCATCTATTGTAGCGATAAAAGCTTCAGGTGTCTCAGCATTAAATGTTATCCCCTCTACTACTCCTACTACTAGGTACGAAGGTGGAATAGATCTAGATTTAGCTAGGCCCGGAGATATTGAAGATCCTGCTACTGATAGGGCTATAGATTTCTTACATGATGCAGTAGAGAAATTAGCTCAAGATGTACCAACTGCTCATGATAATCTTAATGATATAACTCCTAACCAGCATCACAATCAAGTACATGGTTTATATGGAGAGGATCACGAAGATGTAAGTACCACTGAAGAGTTAGAAACAGGTAGTGTACTTACTTATATAGCACAGGCTGAGGGTGGAAATAGTAAGTTTGAAGCTAAGAATGTCTTTGTCTCTAGAGGCTACGGAGGTATAGAGAATACAAGTGGTCCAAGCTTATCTGATCTAGGAGCTGGTTGGCAAGTTGTACCAGCGGATGCTATATTAATTACTACACCCGCTGGCGTTACTCAAGATCATGCTAATGATGCCATAGCACTTGATAGTAAGGGAATATGGAATGTAGGTATTCTTATATCTCTTACTCATAATGAGAGTAATGCTGGCAGAACTTTTGATATACAGATATATAATAGTACTGATGCTGTTGAGCTTGGGGTTATTCCAGTTCCTATAGGACGTAACCAGCCGGGAACTCTTATATCTCTTAATCTTATAGTAGAAATACCAGCAACATCTATTGAAGGTGATTTGATACAACTAAGAATAGGTAATGGTGATACTGTTACCTCAGTTGTTTTAGTGGCATACCAGTTTAGTGCAACACATATATCTGAGTTTATAGGATAATAGAATACCCTATATCCAGATACATCGTATTACCGTATATTATATAAGATACTAGCAATAATATTGCAGGAGAAACATTATGGGCTTTATCGCAGACATAGGTTCTTTAGGTGAATCCTTGTTTGGTAAGGAGGAAACAACTAGTACAGCTGAGTTTGGAACACAGGCAACTTCTGCTAGGGCAGATGTATCTGGTGTGGGTACTAAGCAATTACAACTTGATCCTGCTGCTATACAACAAATAATCAAAGATATACTTGGCGCAGATAATGGATTAGCCAGTATCTTTAATGCTGAGAATCAAGCAGGTATCTTTGATAGCTCAGTAGCACAGCAAGCTGCAGGGGATTTAGTCTCTAATATTGTAGGTGAACTTGCTAAGATTACTGGTAAGGAAGTTGTTACTGAGGATCAAAGTCAACAGCAGAGTAGTCTTACTGAGGAAGAAAGACGTAGTAATTCACTAGTAAGCAACAGCGGATTACTAAAGGAATCAGGTGTAGAGAAGTTCTCTGCTTCAGTAGATAACACAATTGGCTTTGGTGGATTTGAGTCCTTGAGACCTCCTGATACTCCCTTCGCTGAACAGGTTGATGCTAATAAAGAAGCTGTTCTTGGTGAAGATAAAGATGCGGGTGATGAAGATTCTGGAAATATAGTAGATGAGAATACTGCTAAATCAGATGAAATGGCAGCAGCTATTACTGATATTGTAATTAGCGCTATGGCAGGAGGATAGTATCATGGCAGAGACACTCCCAGCTTTAAAAGAACTAGATATAGGTATGGCAAGTGAAACAAATGTGATAGCTAATCAGATAGCAACTGAGTTAGATTTAGCTACTACACCTAATCTACCTGCAGTTATAGAAGCAGAGCAACAAGCTGTTATCCACTCTATACCTAGATTACCTGCGCCTGGAGTAGCAGGAGCTTCTCAGCCAGCTATCTCTCCAGCGACAGGCACAGTTGTAGCTGGCTCCTTAGTAAATGGATTACCACCAGCTGCTGCTGCTGCACTAGCTCGTAGCAGAGAGCTTACTGGTGCTATAGCTAATCAGTTACAAAAAAATCTAGGAGCATCTGCTAGTAATGCTGATGCTATGGCTGACGCTATTGCTGAACGTATTGGTGCAGATCAAATTATAGCTTTACAAACAAATACTGAGGATATGAAAGCTCAGAATCAGTTAATCAAAGTAGTACGAGAAAGTACTAGTTCAGAAAATCAAACCAGACTTATGGATCAATTACATGAGCAGGCACAAGATGTACAAGAACTCTTAGAAGAGAGGGAGCAAGATGCAGCTGAAGGAGGCTTTGGTTTCCTTATCAAGTCTGCATTGAATAAAGAAATCTACGGTACTCCTGGTGGCGCTAAAGATATAGAAATCAATGCAGGACTTAAGCAGTACCAGTCTACTCTTGCTGAGATACAGGGAGTAACTGCTGCTACTGAAAGCTTCCAGCTACAGAATGCTGCTACTAGAGAACTAGTAACTGAAGGTACTATTGCTGCTGATACAAGGAAGATAGCTGCTACTGGTCAGGTAGAACTATATAAAGTAACTCTAGAACAGAATCGCTCTAATGCTGAAACATTAAGAACTTTACTCTCTGTCTCATCTAGAGAGATGGATCTTATAATGAAAGGCTACCAGCTAGTAAATAGCATAGAGGGTCAGCAGATTCAAAGAGAGCGACATGCATTAGATGTGCAGAAGTTTGAACGCCAAAAAGTTATGGATGAAGTAACTGCTCAGAGAAATAAGATAGCATTGCGAAGAGAGACATTAAGTTTAAAGGTAGAGCAAGGACTAGCTCCCAATAAAGCAAGAATTCAGGAATTAGCAATAAACCAAGCTGAAGTAAACTTAGAGCGGGAGATTATAGCTCTTACTGTAGATGATGAAACTCTAAATGATAGGCTTGCTGCATCTAAGATTGCACGAGCGCAGGCAGAAACAAATTTAGATACATCGCTTCTAGCATTTGAACAAGCAGAAACTGCTGCGGTAGATGCAGATAAGCTAGCAGTATTACGACTCCAATTAGAAGCTGATAAAGTAACTGCTGCGAGAACTATACTTGAAGCTGAAGAATTTGAAGCCTCTGCTGCTATTAGGCTAGCACAGAAGGAAGGAGCATTAGAATCACAAGATCTTAATAATAGAATACAAAGAGCAGTTGCTGAATATACAGAGCTAGTGGCAGAAGGTAAAGGAGAAGAAGCATTAGCAGTATTAGAAGATGCTATGAATGAGAGAGCAGATCTTGCTACAGTAAAAGCATCTCATGCAGAGAATGTAGCAGCTTATCAAAGCTTTATCTTTGGTGCTCATGCAGTAGAATCTCTTGAAGTTATTAACTCACAGCTTGATAATGATAATGCTTTATATACGCTAATGCGCCAACTAGGTTCAGCACGTGGGCCTAATGGAGAATTCATGATAGGAGTTACTCCTGCTAGGTCTGAGGCAAACCTTACTCTTATGGAAGGGGCTGGAGTAATAAGTAATAAAATTCCCGGCGTAAGGATCATACGAGAAATACGTGCTATCATACAGAAGCAGGATGAAGAGAACCCTGCACTCCCGCAAGATGAGATTTCTAGAGCTAGTAGATTCAATGCTGCTACTACAAAGTATATGCAAGAACAGGAAGCTGAGATAGTCTTTGGTGATACTACCAATCCATTACAGCCACCTACTATTCCTCAACTAGTAGAACTATCTCCTACTCTTGCAAAGCAACCTTTATTTTCTGATGTGCTTACTCCTTCTGGTAATGTAGATACGAATATAGATACAATCTTTGCTAAAGCATTACAAGCTATGTCAACTGATATTATCTCACAGGAAGAAGCAGTAGAAGGTGTGGTAGCTCTCGGTAATACTATAGGACTTAATAATAATGTTAATCATCATGGTATGCAAACTATTGGTTTGCCTTATGTAACTACGGTTAATATGAGAGTAATGCGGCCAAGAGGATTTGGTGCTAGCCTTTTAGATACTATCTCAGGTTCTACAGCTGCTAGAGTAGCAGCTCCTGTAGGCTTAGGAATTATTACTGCAGGATTAGTTGCAGCCTCCCCTATCTCACTTGGTACTAGCCTTTATCCAGCAGCTATAACAGGTACTGCCGTTGCTGGTACTGCCGCAGCAGGTACTGCCGCACTAGGAAGTTCAGACTTTATTACACTCAACTTAGTTGACCCTGTAGCAGTAAGACAGCATATGATAGCTATACTTTCTTCTTCTACTTTAGGTGGAGAGGATACTGAGGATGTTTTAGATGAAGCAGGAGGGGAATAGTAATGGCTGGCAAAACAGCTTTTCAGGAAGCATTAGAGACTGGTGTAGTTCCTAGCTTTTACCAAGCAGCAGATACTCTTAGTATAGCTAATCGTAATCCTACCTTTGTACAGTCTATAAACCATGCAGCAGATAGTATACCAAAGTTCATAGGTGTATCTCTAATCTCTGGTGCTAATGAGATCTATAATATCCCTGCTAGTATAGGAAATATATTTGGTGCTGATAATGCGATCTCTAAAACTGAAGATGTAGTAGCTAGCTTAGATAGCAATCTTTCTGCATTCTATGAGGATCATAAAGGCGGCGCTGATTTAGTAGGTTTCATGGCATCTTCTCTAGTACCCGGAATTGGCTCGATTAAGATCTTAAGTGCAATGCAAAGATCTCTTAAGGGAGCTATAGCTGCTGGTAAGTATGGTAAGAATATGTCTCAAGGCTTAGGACTACTCGTACCCGGCAAACAGACTAAGCTAGCTGCTGCTATAAAAGAAGTAGCTAATGGTACTGCACCTGCTAAATTATCTAACACTAATGCACTACGATCTATAGGTGCTGGTTTTGGTCAGAATATACTAGAAGCTACTGCATTTGAAGTAGCGGTAACTGCTACTATGTCTTCTAGCCCTATATTAAGTAACCATGACTTTGGAGATTTTGTAGCTAACATAGTCATAGGTGGTGCAGTCTTTGGTGCATTCGGAACAGCTATTCATGCAGCTAAAGTAAACAGTGCCTTAAAGAAAGCATCAACTGAGTGGGATAGTGCAGCAAGACCTTTTACTTTCATAGAAGAGAGTGCTGCTAAGTCTGCAACACATGAAAGTATTTCATTAGATCTAGAGCAGCTTAAGAATATGCCGGAGCTTCCTAAGACAAGTGATGCAGAATTGTTAGGTAATTTAGCTTCTGCTCGTGATACTACAATACGAAAGCTATCAGGAAGAATAAGGAAGCAGGTAGGAGAGCTAGCTCATGGCGATCAAGATATAGCTAATATCTATCATGGAGTCTTGAATCAAACTGATATAACTAACCGACAATATAATTACGTAGACTTACTTGATATCTCTCGTTTAGGTCAACCTACTAAAGAGATCGGGGATATAGATCGTCTATCTAAGAAAGTACTTAGAGGTCAAGTAGATTTAGATGATCCTGAGATGAAAGCTTTTATTAATGATGAAAAGCATGTATCTTATGTACGCATGTACGGAGATGATGTAGGAAAAGTTTACGAAGATGTTCCAGCAGTACGATCGCTAGCTGATAGTATAGGTCGTGATGAGATTATAGAAGTAACTAAGCGTTTTGTGAGAGTAGGAAGCGAACATAAATATACTTTCTCTCAAGCTAATAACACAGGTAAGCATGCTAATGCAGATACAGTTACTTCGGGTGATATTATGAGATTGAAGCCTGATGGAACCAGAGCTATGTCACCTAGAGAAATAGAAGCTAGATATATCTGGAGTAGAAGTGAGCAACTAGAAAGTTTCAGGAATGGTCCTATAGTTATTCATGGTAATGATATTCCTATGTTAGAGAAGCTCTTACGTGAAAGACCGGGACCAATAAGCGGTCTTGTAGATCGTGTTGATTCCGAGGTTAAGTTCATATTACCTGAAAATGCTGTTGGTGATCCTAGAGTAATGGGATTGCAAGAGTACATATTTAAGCAAAAGATAAATCTAGCTCATCAGATGGATGCTGGGAATATTGCTGCGGGTAAGGTAATACTAACTCAAGAGCAAATAGCTAAAAATGTAAACATAAGAAATAGAGTCCTTAGTGGAGAGCAAAGAACTACTCCTACAGGTGACTATCATCAGGATGATATGCTGGCGCTAGATGCTTATACAGCAGAAACTGCAGAGAATCTTGGTGTAGAAGTAATAGGTAATAAGATTCAAATAGGACCTTCTAAGCAGGGCGGTAAGGAACTTTGGGAAATTCCACAGACGGTAAGATCTATCTATGGCAGTACTCGCAGGAAAAGAACTGTTGGAGCACGTGATATAGATAATTTCGTAACTGAGAACATGGTAGTTATTAAAGAGCATCAAGTAGCATACCAAGCTAGTGCTGATATTGCTGCTGGCTATGTGCTTGGCGCTGATATCATGGCAGCGCTACCTTTGATTACTACTCCCAGAGTACGAGCTGGAGCTGTAAGTACTGGTGCAGGACCGGGTAGATTTACAGCTGCGTCTTCTAACTATGGTTCTCTTGCAGCTGCAGTAGAGTATATAGGCTCAGTTACATCTAGAGCTATTGGAGCTTTTAAGACTAGAGCAAGAGATACATTAGAACCACACCTATATGCTCTTGGTCAGAATCAAGAAGCAGCTATAGAGTGGGCTACTCTTAATTCTCGTGTGAGAAACATTAAAGGAGAGTATGCACTTAATGATACTGGTGATGCATTAATACCTTCAGTAATGAAACGCTACGAGGCACAAGTGGCAGCAGCTACAAAGAACAAGACTGAGATGCCTGAAAACTTTGTACTTCCTGATCCTAATATGCCACTAGAGATTCCATTACTCTCACAAGAAGTACGAGATATGGTTGCAGCGCATATACAAGTTAATGGTATACGCACTGAAGGACTTGCAGCTATTAAAGCAGCGCAAGGAGTAGAGATCTCTAGATCAGCTGATGCTTTCTATGCTATTCCAATAAATCCACAAGACTATAAGCACTTTGCTATAGTAATAGATCGCTCTGCTACTGGAGGTGGTGCTAATCGTACTCTCTTTGCCAGTAGTGCTGATGAACTTAAGAAGATGAAGGCTAAGATTGAGCAAGGTAATCCCCATTTAGAAGTACGTACTAAAGGTGAAGCTGAAGAAGCATTCGCTAACATCGGTCAGTGGGATTATGAGAAAACTATGAACAGTACTTATCTTAACACTGAGATGCAGCGAGCAGGTACTAGTGCTCCCTTCATTGTATCTACTGATCCTAAGAAAATAATAGATGATGTATTAAGCTGGCATCTCCAACGAGAGACAGGTATAGTACGAGAAGCTATAAGTGCTAAGTATGAAGTACAATTTGAAGAGCTTAGAAGATTAGGTGATGATGCTACTAACATTCAAACATCTAAGTTCTCTGATCAAAGCTTGTTAACATTCGCGGATGAGTCAGTTAAGAATCCTTTTGGCTCTTATATTAAGACTGCACTAGCTGTTAAGGATCATGCTAGCTATCCTATCTGGACATCTCTTAATAAGTATGCAGATAATGTAATATCGCAGGTACAAAAATCTGCAAGTGATGCTTTCTATGCTGTTAAGACTGATGCTGATGTAGGTCAGATTAATAAGATGCTAGAACGAGCAGGTTATAAAGGAGTGCAGTATGATGCAGAGATGAATATATTTGCAAATGCACGACCTGCTAAAGGTACTCTTAGTGCTATAGTACAAAAAGCTAATAGCACAATGGCTACTATAGTATTGCGATGGGATTTTCTTAACGCTATCAATAACGCAGTCTCTGCTAATGTATTACTTGGCGCAGAGGTGAAAGCAGTTCAGCGAGCTATAAATAGAGGTGATAGTGACGCGATAGGAGAGTTAGCAAAGCTTACTAAGATAGCAGTACCCGGTACTGATGGTGGCTTAATGCAAGCACCTACTAAGCTTATAGCTAACTCTCTTAACAAGCTTCACAATGAGGGATTGCAAGGCCCTACCATGCAGTTCTACAGAGACAATGGCTACCTTACTTCTATCACTGATCAGTACCGAGATGCTATTGAGACTCTTACTTTTACTGGTCGAGAATCAGTAGATGCTTGGAACTCTAGGATGAATGGTCTTAGAAAGAATATGCGAGATATAGGAGATGCTGGTGAGAGGTGGACTGGTAATAGATTAGCAGAAGAATTTAATAGGTTTATTGCTGCTGATGTAATGAAGCAGATCTCAGATGTAGGAGTTAAGCGAGGTCTTATCTCTGCTGCTGAGCAGAAAGCTTATATTAATACCTTCGTAAATAGAACACAGGGTAACTACTTAGCATCTCAAAGACCTATGGCATTTCAAGGACCAATAGGACAAGCTGTAGGACTCTTTCAGACTTACCAATTCAACCTCTTACAACAGCTATTCCGTCACGTAGGAGAAGGGCATGCTAAAGATGCTCTTACCCTTATAGGACTACAAGGTACTATCCATGGTATGAATGGACTGCCAGCATTTAATGCAGTTAATACTCATATTGTAGGAAGTGCATCAGGTAATGCTCAACATAGAGATGCGTATGATGCTACCTATGGAATAGCAGGTAAAGAAGCTGGAGACTTCTTAATGTATGGTATGGCTAGTACTGCACTGGGCCTACTACATCCAGATTTGAAAGTGAATCTATATACTCGTGGTGATCTTAACCCTAGACAAGTTACTGTACTACCTGTCAACCCTGCTAAAGTACCTATCATACAAGCCTTTGGTAAGTTTGCAGCTAATATAATTAATACTACTAAGCAACTTCCTATCCCTATAATAGGAAAAGGTGGCGATGTAGCTACTGTCTTACTTAAGGGACTTGAGCATAATGGTATAAGCAGACCATTAGCAGGCTTAGGTGCTACACTACAAGCGTTTAATAATCCTAACCGTGCGAGCTTCAGTACTAGTAAACGTGGGAATGTAGTAGCTGCTAATGACTTACTTAGTCTAGCTAACCTTGCTCGTATTTCAGGAGGTAAGCCACTGGATGAGGCTATAGCATTAGATGCTACTTACCGCTTCCAGACTTATGGATTGAAGGATGCTAGGAAAAGACACATCTTAGGAGCAGCTATTAAATCCACAGTGCTTGCTGGTAATAATCCTACTGGTGAACAGATTAATAATTTTGCTACTGACTATGCTGCTGCTGGTGGTAGGCAAGAAGAATTCGCAGGATGGTTTACTCAACTATATAAAGAAGCTAATAGTTCTCAAGCTAATGAGATATTAAGAAACCTTAACAGTCCATACAATCAAGCTATGCAAGAGATCATGGGTGGCGAACCAATCAGAGATTTCTCTGGTAACTAGAAAATACTCACAAGGAAAATAGCAAATGAAAATACTATCTTTTATATTACCAATGTTAATGTTGTCTGTATCTGTCAATGCCACTGAAGTTACATTATCTTATACATTACCGATTATTGATTGTGAAAACAACCCGCTTAGTCCATCAGACCTAGGATCAGTAGAGATATACATGAGTGATTCTCCTATTCCAAGTATAGGAGAATCTTGCTCTAATCCAGCAGAACCAGCACCAGTAGGATTTACACCTGTTATAGTTCCTGCTGGTGAAACTACTGTGGTAGTAGATTTAGCACCCGGAGTCTATTACTTCCGTGCGAGAGTCAGCACTACTGGTGGACTTTGGTCAAACCTATCTGAGCAAACAATACATACTGTTGATAATATTCAGGCAATGCCACCAACTGTATTTATCATCGGATAAGAGTTAGTGATTAGAGGATATTAGTATGAGACTTGGAGAAAAGCAAGAACTGTTTGCTGAGCTATATGCTGAACATCTTATCTGGCTACATGCGCTAGGATATAAGACTCGTCTAGGTGATGTGTTTGCTACTACTGGTCATAGAACTGGATCTAACCATTACAAGAAGTTAGCTGCTGATATTAACTTATTCCTTGCAGGTGAGTATATATCTACTACTGAAGGCCATAAGATTTCTGGTACTAAGTGGGAGTCTAGGCATGAGTTATGCCGTTGGGGAGGTAACTGGGATAAAGATAGTCATCCCGGAGAAGCTGGCGAAGATGATGGTAATCATTATAGCTTAATACATAACGGGGGCATGTGATGTCACTGGAATCAATAATTAAAAATTGGCAATTGATTTGCTGTCTTGTAAGCATTGTGTTTATTGCAGGTATATCTTTTGCTACTAATGATACTATTAATGCTGCGCAAGATAGAATTATTGCAACACATACAGTTAAACTTGCTGAGGATGATAAACGAGAACAATTAGATGCTATCTCTGATGCTCTCTTAAAGCAAGATGTGGCTACAATTAAAAAAGATGTAGCAGAAACTAAAAGAGATGTGAAAGAGTTATTGAAAGAAATTCGTAAACTAGAGAAGGATTAGAAGATGGGAATTGGTAATGCTATTAAAGGATTTTTCGGAGGTGGTGATGCAGTAGCAGGAGTTACCGCAGTAGGCACTGTAATTGATAATCTCTTTACATCTAAAGATGAGAAGCTAACTCATGAAGAGATAAGACTGCGAATTGCTCAACAGCCGCACATGGTACAAACTGAGATTAATAAGTTAGAAGCTGGATCTAGGTTTGGGTTTGCAGCTAACTGGCGTCCAGCAATAGGATGGGTCTGTGCTTTAGGGCTATTTAACTTCTTTATTATTAATCCTTGGATACAGTGGTTTACTGATAAGCCGGGACCTGAGTTACCTTTTGATATAATCATGCAGCTTACTCTTGGTATGCTCGGCCTACTAGGTACTATGCGTACAGTTGAGAAATTACGAGGTAAAACTAAGTAGTACTAGCTACTCTGTCCAGTGATTAACAGTATCCCACCTTGCGTAAAGACCTAGACTAAGACGCCAACGTATAGAGTGGAGTTGAATTATATTAGGTTTAGTGCCAACTGTTATGTGGTTAATACCTTTGGGATAACCAGTTAGTCTTAAGGTATTAACATCTAAACCTTTTGGCCAAGTTATCCAATTACCACCTTCATGGTCTGTATACTCATCTGGTTGTCTCATTGCATTCTACTTCCCGGTGGTAGTATTATATCTGTTATTGGTGCAGCACTAGCTCGTAGCTTCTGCCATAACTGATCATACATATGCTCTATTTGCTCAGGTAGATACAGTCCATGCATACCTATATTAAACTCAGCGGCTACTATTCCTACCGCTATACCTTCATCGAATTCATTAGGATCATTAAGTATACCAGCCTCCTTAGTAGCTATAAGTATTTTCATAGCTAACTTAGGATGGTTATCTCTTATCTCTTTCTCAAAAGCTATCCTTGCTTCAGAGAACATTACTATCCTTCTTCCATGATTGTATTCTTCAGTCATGCTAGATCTCCTGAAAATAGCCTATCCTGTGCTATAATGAAACCAGCTGCATTCTTATGACCGCCTCCTCCTAACTCCTTAGCTATATCTTCTACGTCAAAGTCTCCTTCCGATCGTAGCGAGACTCTAAATACACTTGGCATACCTATCTCTCTCTTCATTGCAGAGTAAGTTAAACCAAAAGTACCAGAGGTCTTACATAAAAGATGACCTACATCTGAAGCATATTCATAGTTACATCTTACCATAAGTCCTGTAGATCCAAGGATAGTTATCCACTCTGCGTATCCACATATCTCTTCTATCTTAGCCTCATAGAGATCTAATATCTCCTGTCCTTCCTGTACTACTTTACAATACCCAGTAGCATGACACATCATAGCATTAATATCAGTCCAGTTTTCTATAGTTTGCTCTTGATTCTTTAAGTACCTATCTACTGCTTTAGTATGCTTCATATCATATGACCAGTTATCTCTATCTTGTACATGCTGTACTAGCAATGGTGCTTCTTCTTCTTTTGGAAAGAAATACATATGAGTCATACCAGCACCAGACATACCATTATTTAGACCTATGTAAACCTGCTTATCAAATAGAGATACAGTTGCTTTCTCATATTTGGTACGCGGCACATCTGGTAGATACCTATCGAAAGCTGTCTTATGATGGTCTAGCATTACGATGTTAGCTTTACTAGTCTTTACTATAACTGCTAAGCACTGTTCAGTAAGAGAAATATCTAGTATGTAGATTATATCATAGTGATCCCGTATTATGAATTGATCTACTATATGATGCTGTAATTCTTGTTCTTGTCCGTCTGCATAAGTTAAAGGATATAACTCAGGTGCTTCATATCCTGCTCGTTTAGCTGCTACAGTTGCTAGCCATGCACTAGTGAATCCATCGGTGCAAGACTCCCCATGGTATACTACTAGTATTTTCATAATAATCCCCTTTCAGTTTGAGTAAGTAAGTCCCAATCTATAAGACCTTCTGTTCCTTGTGCTAATACTTTCTTAATAGGTAAATATCCACCCACTACACACTGTATCTTTTCAGCTTGTAAGAGATTATTTATAATATCTATTAGCTGAGTTCTATTATCTAAATCCTGATGTGATACTTTCCATAAGTTTTGTAAGGTGAGAGGTAAAGTTGTTCCATCTAAAGCTAGCATTAGCTTATGCGTAATATCTGAGTTTCTAGCTTTACCAAACTCTCCTAATGCTTTAGGCATTAGTTGTTCTGTGAAGGATAGTAAAGTATTGGCATAGACTATATCTATAGGTTCTATTACTGTAGATACTCTAGAAGCTACCAATACTATAGTAAGTTTAATTAAATGTGTAAGTCTTCTATTAGCATAGTGCTCAAATCTGAGATCCTCTATGCCTCCCCATGTATGGTATATCTCTTCCATTAATTGTCTAGCCTCTGGTGTTAGTGTAACTTCTCCTGATACTTCTTGTTTTATTTTATGCAGCCAATCTATTAATTTCTGCTGTGCTATTAGATTAGGCGCAGGAGGAAAAGTATGTTTAACACCAGAAGGCTCACCATACACAAGTAACAACCTACTGAAGAAACCTTGCCCAAGAGTGTCAGTCGGAAATGCTTGAGAGAACCCAGTAGGAGTATTGCCGCCAAGAATACTAATAGTAGGGTTAGGGATATATACAGATTTACTGTTCTTAAGTCTATAGTCATAGATTCCATCATAGTCCCAAAGTTCTCCTAGTATAGATATAAAATCAGTATTACCTATACCAATAAAGTTATTAAATTCATCCGCTGCTACAAATGTTTCACATGGCGGGCAGTCAAGATAGCGTGCAGTACTCACTAAGTGGTTCTCATCTCTACCACCTTCATCACCAAAGAGATTAGCTTCCATTAAATCTAATCCTTCTGAGTCTGTACCTAGAAATCTATCAGCCTGTTCAGCCATATCTAACAGGAACTTTTCTTGTCTGGTTTTCTTAGCAGCGAATGTAGTATATCCCGCTTTCGATATTAGCTTAGCACCTATCTTAATCGCACTAGATTTCTTAGTGCCCGGCGAACCTATAAGCATAGTATATAAATTAGGATGTATAGTAAAGTGTCCATGCTGGAAGTATAAGCTTCTACCAAGATATGCAGAGAGACAAGTAATAGCAGTCCAACGATGAAAGAAAGTAGGACACTCTGTCTGATCTGTATAGTCTAGGTATAAATCTATGAAATCTGGTTCGCGAGGTATAGATCCAGGTACTAATTTTAGAGGAGTATCTAAGAAGTTAGTACTCATTGCTTAAGCTCACTCCAGTACTTAACTCCATGGTTTAAATCTACAGGTACTACAAAGGTACGCTCTACCTTATCATATCCAGTGACAGTTACACCCATTTCCATGATACTTTTAACCATACTACATAGGTACGCATGCCCTTCTCGGTACTGAAAGAGTATACTATCATGTATCTGAGCTATGAGCTTAAAGTTAGGAGCGTGCTTAGGGTTAAGGCAGATAAGTTTAAACACTTGCAAGTAAGCTTTATTCAATGTCTGTGCATTAAGACACTGTGGCTTGTGTGCTATATACGAATTCAGAACTGACTTACTTTTAGCAGGATTACCGAAGCATCTTCTCATCCAACCACCACTTTCTAACATACCAGTAGTAAGCACTTCCTCTATGACACCCGGATACATTACACCTTCTATATCAGGATAGGTTTTATGGAATGTTTCAAGTAAGTACTCTGCTACCTGTCTTAGCGACCAGTATGATGGTAGTCCTAGTAGCTTCCTAGCTATAGCTACATTTTCCTCACCCATAGTATCTATAAGAACTGACCAACCCATGTTATAGTTAGCACCATGGTTTACATTCTTAGCTATTACTCGTATAGCATATGTAACTTTCTCCTCCACCATACCAAAGAATAAGGCAGCGTTACGCTTATGAAAGTCAGGAGCATTCTCTACTGTATCTATCAATGTAGCGTCACCGCTAATATAAGCTGTATCTCTTGACTCAGCCTGAGCGTAATCAGCTTCTCCCCATAAGAAGCCGGGATCACTAATAAAAGTTTGTTTAACTGCTGGCCCTCTATTTATATTCTGTATCTGTAAGCCACACCAAAAGTGATGTTCTCTACTAGCAAGTCTACTGGTATCAGTACCGTGAGGATTGAGAGCATAGAGAATACGAGAACCAATACCATCTAGTCTAGAGAACTCCTTACCCGCAGTAATATAAGTGGATACCAGCTTCCTATACTTTCTTATTTTAATTACTAGATTAATAACTTTTGCATTGAAAGGGTGTCTGAACTTTACCTTCTTAAGAGCAAGCTTATCTGCCTTCTTTATATCCTTACAGCCTAAGAGATCTAACAACGACCGCATATTATAACGTCCGTTTACATTAAAGTCATGACCTTCAGGTATACCTAAGATAGTATTAAGCTGGTCTTGTAGTATCTTTTGTTTCTCTACTACTGCCTTCCTAGCATCAGTCATCCGTTCCATGTCTCTAGCTATACCTGTCATCTCGCTTAAGTGACAAGGGAATACTAAAGGAAACTCTAGTGCATAGTTATCTAAAGCCCAAGCAGGAGCTTCAAGTAACATAGCGAGGAAAGCATTACCAGTACCCCAAGTGTCAAGAGCATTATACCTATAATATTCATAAAGATCGTTAGTTTCTGCAAGGTCTTTCCAATACGTTGCCTCACGAATGAAAAACGAATTGAGAAATCCAAGGTCCTTTGGTAACTCGCTGTACCATGAATGAAACAAATGAGCAGTATCATAAAGGTAATTGAACAAAGGAGCGTTGTAACGGCTAAGGTAGCTAACATCATATTTTCCATTTTGTAATACCTTTGGTGCTGGTAAGTTATTCCACTTACGCATGATTGATAGGTTGTAGGTAGAGTCCATAGGGAGTACTAGAGAGTCGCTATATATATCTCCAGTATCAGCATAGAAGAATCCTGTATATGAGAGACATCTTATAGTAGCATTTTCTTTAAATGTTTCTATATCTACAGCTATAAGGAAACAAGCATCTGATGAAAATTCTTTATACCAATAAGTTTCATTGCTAGGATTAAGTAAGTTCCAGCCAGTAAACTCTGTCTCTTTATACCAAGTGTCCTGCTTAATAAGTTTATCTACGAACCGAGTAGTAAGAAACTTACCATACGTCACTGTAGCCAGAGACTTCAGCGGTGGTAAGAATACTATCTCAAGATCCTTATGCCAGAAGTGGCTACCAGCATAATCTGATAATGAAGGCGCGCGTTTCTTGTCCCAATTCAGTAGCTTCCGTAGCAGTGGTACGCTTGTACTTAGTATCTTAGTGATACCTTTTTTAGCACAATACATCTCTACCTGCATGAGTGTAGTAACAGGTTCGAGATACAGAAAGCAAGAGGTTCCAGCGGTACAGGACTTAAGCATACGTAGGTATGACTTATCCATATGAGTGCCTAAGAATAGCATAGCATCATCTGCTATGATTTTAGTAGGCTGCGCTTTCTTTAAGTTAGCTATATGATTAGCTAGTGATACCTTGCTATTCATTTGGAGGTATCCAACCTAAATCTATAAGAGCTACTCATGTGTGTTCATTCCAATACTGGTTCACTAGCCACTCACTTAACTTATCCATCTCTTGATTTAAGTGATCTTCAAGCTTCTTAGGATACGAAGTTTCATCATCTGGCATTGGTAGATCATGCTTACGAGCATCAAACAGTTTAAATCTAAGATGCTCCCTAATACTATATCCCATGATATTCTCCTAGTTCTTATACCTAAAAAGCCCCACTACCAACGATCGGTAGCAGGGCCATCTCCGTGCTCTGTAAGATACTATGTGACTTGTATCTCTTTAATCTGCAAGTACAAGCGGTCAGGATCTTGCTTGTCCTTTCGAGTAGTAGTAAGAATAAGGCACTCTACATCCTTAACTCCTTCTACTATCTGTCGGACAGTACTAAGTCCCAATGCTTCACCGAAAGGTTTTGCACACTTCTTAAGATTACCGCGTGCAAACTCATTCTCTAACATGAATGCTATACTGCTAGTATGTCCGGGCTGATCTTTCTCTTCCTGAGGATCAGCAAGTTCTAGAGTTTCAATAAGCACAAAGCTAAGTTCTACTGACTGCTTATCGTTAATCTCTTTCTCTTCAAAAGAAGCAGTAACTTTGTGAGCACCCGGTTTGAAAGGTGTAAACTCTGGCAGATCTTCAAGATCATCTAGCGTAGCATCAAGAAGGTTATCAAGACCATCAAGCTGCGAAGGTACTTCTGGTGTAGGTGTTTCCATGGTAATAGTTCCTATGAATGAATGAATAAATTGAATAGATATAGTATGTATATCTTATTTCTGTTTTTCTTTTAGTTTAGCTAGAACGGATAGAGCTGAGACACCTCCTGTAGATTTTGGTTTTGGTTTAACTTTCTTAGTACTTAATGTTACTACTGGTGCATCTGGAGTAGGGTATAAGTCTGGTTTGAAGATTTGTAACAAGCTAGCTTCAGCCGTTGCATTCTCTATTGCTATACCTGTACGAGAGCCAGTTAGTATGTTAGTACTAGCTGTAGTAGAAGAAGTAAAGGTATGCTTTCTATTCTTTACTTCACAATATACTATGTGATCGAAATACTTAGCGCAGTTACGACTGAAGTTACGAGTACCTGCTACTGGTACTAGTCTAGCTTTCTTACCTTCAGTTTTAGCTTCAATCTCATGACTGATTACAATCACATGATAGCCTGATTGTTGGATATGAGATAAGAATATATCTAATAGTTTACCAAGATTACCCCAGTCATCATAGTCTAGTTTGTAATCATCAGCTTCAGCTTTAGTTATATTAGCTATAGCACTGTTAGTAAGCTGTGTCATAGAATCAAATACTACTACAGTATCTAGATCTCTTAAGTTAGGAAGATCAGTATTAATTACTGGTGTATTCTCCCTTTGACAGATCATACAACCTACCTTACCATGAGCCTCGCATATGACACAGGGTTGCTTAACCATTTTAAGACCTGTCTCTATAGCCATAGGATAAGAGCGAGTGTCTGGTATGGTAATTAATTCTATCCGCTCTTGATAGGCTGTAGGTAATTGAAATAGTGTTTCATATCCGTTCTCAAAATCTACCCAGATTAGGTTATAGAATTCTGCCAGTTTACCTGCTAGTAAAGTCTTACCTGTTTTAGGTGGCCCAAATAGCAAACACCTATGTACCTTTGTTGATTCTAGTGTGTTTAGTTTAGCCAATGTCCTATCTCCTCTTTCATTAGGATTTGATATTCGAGCCAAGCTATTAGATTAGCTATGTCTCTAGCATATCTATGGTTACTAGAAACTTTCATGACTCAGCTTCTATCTCTTTCCAGTATGCATTTATTCTTTTATGAGATTCTTTAATACGCATACTGATAACTTCTCTACTACCTGTACCAGTCTTAATAAGGTGCTTCCTTACAGACTGCTTAAATTCTCGTAGCTCTCTACCTTCTGCTATAACTTCACGTATGAGAGTTTTCATAGGATCTTCTGTTATCTCATTCATTAGAAGTTGCCTTAGCTATCTGTGCTGCGATTAGCTCTTCAAATGACACAGTAAATTCATACCCTTCCTGCTCTACTGCTATCTTCTCTACTAGCTTATCAGTAAGAGGCTTAGTAAGATTCTTAGTAGCTAGCGTACACAGACTCAGATACTCACAGTCACGGAAAAAGTCATAGCAAGACTCCCCATGTAAAGGATAGGTTTCATAGCTTTCATATAGTGAAACAATTTGGGTATCTATTAGGAGTTCTTGCAGCCACAGAGCACGCTGGAGGAGCGACTTCTGGAATGGTAGCTGCTTATAGGAATAGGATTTACTTTCATACACGAGATACAGTACGGTGTATGAGCTAAGTTCAGGAAACATTATATCTAGTACTACGCTGTAACCTACAGCTTGACCTGAGTTTTTATATAAAGCTGGTTGTGCAGTCATACTAGTAGTCTTACATTCTAGTACCATAATATCTTTATTAATCTTATGCTGCAATACTGCGTCTACGAAGCCACGATAGCGGAATCCATCAGGTAATAGTATTTGAAATCCTAACTCAGTGGCGGGCTTACCTTCATACCATACTAATTCGTAGTCTACTAAGAATCCTTGAGTACGCATGTCTAAAAATTTTTGTACAGCAAATTGTGCTAACCAGTAAGATTTATTCTGTCTAGGGTTAGTATCTAGTAGCTCTGTATTCCACGCTAAAAAGGTATCTATTATTACTTGTTCTTCTGTTTTACCTTCTAATGTAGATGCTACGCCTGTGCCTACAGCATGACCATAAGCAAAGGTAACTTCTTGCTCTGCTTCTTTCTCATCAGCTAGTGCTGTCTCTGTAGCTGATAGCCTGTATAACTGGTACTTACGAGGGCAAGTATGTAAGAGAGTACGAGAGGAATGAGATAAGAGTTGTAGCCTAGGATCTATCTCGCTTTCTGCTAGCTCTACTATTACTGGTATATTTTCTAGCTTCTCTCCTTCGTTAGCTATAGATACAGCTAATGGATCAGATGCCATAGAGATAGGATTATTAGTGGATAAGAACTTATCTAGATTTGGTAAGGTATTCATAGATTGCATTCTCGATTTGAATTGTACTGAGGGGTATAGTTATGTGTGGTTTTAGTACTCTAGCTAGCTCTGTTAGTTCATATGATGCGAGCATATCAGGTACAATAGCAGTAACTATCTGTATATCTATCGGAGCGAGGTACTTAGCTAATGCTATGGCTCCTTCCATGTAATTCAGGTATGCTTCATAATCACAATTGGTATAGATATATAGATAGGTAGCTAGAGGTGTGGGTACAGTATCAGCTATACGGGATTGCTTAAAACGCTCTAGTATGATACCCGAATGGCTACTAAGAGCCATCACTCTCTACCGCTTCATCAAGTATCTTAACTGCTGTTACAACTAATTTAGGTTCTTGCTGTAGGCAAAGCAACGCTTGTATGATTGCATTCTCAAGAACATTGATTCTTGTAGTGTATGCATTAAAATACTTTTGTTCTCGTTTAGTAAGCTGGGTCATTACAGGTCATCGACAGTCAGCTTGCTAAGAGCTTTGCGTGGCTTAGCTTTAATAACCTTAGTAGCTATTTCTGTTTGTGTCTGTTTCTTAAGACCTGTTACCAGTATAGCACACTCTTCTTCGCTAAGCAGAGTAACTGTATCAGGATCATTCTTAAGTGAGCGATGTATGTCTCGCAGTAGTGTAGGCATGGTAGGTAGAGATTCTAGCAGTGCATTCTGTAGCTGTGCTAGCTTCTCTTTAATCTCAAAAGCTTGGGTTGTTGCTGTCATGCTATTGCCCTCCGATAGCGTACATGAATTAATCTGTTCTTCCTACGTAAGTACTTCCTACGTCGCTCTATCTGATCATACCTTAGACCATTACTATTACAGCCTTTAGCATTTAATCTACGAGACTTCGGTATGCGCATAAACTTAAGCTCAAGCGGAAGTTCTGTTAATGCAGTAGCCATTAATCCTAACGTTGTTGGAGAAAGTGTCATAACTAGATTCCTTTAGTTTATCCACCTAAATCACGGGCTGTTAGTGTAGCGTACGATAGTAACTCGGCTTTCCTAAGAGTAAACGTAAGTAAGGTGTTATCTGATTCATCATATAATTTAAAGCGGGTACTTTGCTCTAGGCATTCTAATTTCCAGCCTATATCCTTAGTCTTTTCCTTCCTTACGCCTAGTACTATCTTTCTATGCTGCTCAATAGGTGCGGCGCAAGAGGCGGTGTTCTTAGTTTTTAGAGCTAACCAGATTGGCTCATACTTTCTAATACTTTACTCGCTAGGTAGTTGCTTGTTTAAAGCTGTATAGATGCTCTGCCTAACCATCTGATTTTCTAAAGATTCAGCGTCTATACAGACGAATGTGAGGTCTCTTATAAGTCTAGCCTCAGCTTCATCTAAAACTAGAGTGATAATAATATCGTGTCTACTTGTGGCTACTGCCATGATAAGTATTCCTTGTGTGTTTTTATATATGCTATCTATTGCGCCATCGAGCTATGGATAGTAACGCTAAATAGTATATATAAAAAGAGAGGCAGCGATACTTATTCTGGGCTGCCTCTCTAGAGGTTTAGAAATATAGTTTCATCATAAGATGATTACGGTTACCTCATGGGAGTTACCTCATTAGTTACTTCGGAATAGTAAACTACTTTGAAGATGGCCTACGCTCTTGATATTCTATCAGGCTTGCAAAATACGTTGATCACTTTACAGAGAGCCTCAAGACACAGCTTAGTACTGTTGCGTAGCTTAGTTCTAGATTGGGGTGAGAGATATAAATACCCGCCACCTTCAAAATAGTCTATGGTAAAAAAAAACCCGCTAGCAAGAAAAGGAAATTAAACCTGCTAGCGGGAGATACTTGTTACGGATAGCTGGAAAACTATGGACCGTAACTATCTTTTAGATTACAGGTTAGCCAGAAGCTGCTCATCTGTAACGTTAAGGAATGTGTTTGCTTTGGTAAGCAAGAACTCAACACACTCTTGATACTCTTGTATGTTCTCAGAGTTATCCGCGTAGATAGCTAACTGACCTACCAAAAGGTTCAGTACAGGTTCATTGGTCTTAACCTGTGCCAGCTTACCAAGAAGGATCTTAGCAGCATTAGCAATCTGTTCAACAGTCTTACCAGTAACAGATGGCATGACGTTAACATAGTCCTGAGCGAAGCCTTCCCAAACTTCTTTAGCAATACCACCACCACGACGCTGTGCTTTAGGTTGCTTGCTAATAGCATCCCAAGTTACTAGATCTATCGGGAAGGTAGCAGCAGTAAATGTAACATCTTCATACAAGTACTCTCTTGCTGCGTCAGTAACAATCTTATAGATAGCTTCAAACAGCAGTTCCATCTGCAAGCCACCTGCTTCTAAGATACCTACTACGCCTTCGACTGATGGGAAAGGGATAGGAATCTGTACTGAGTTACGGACAGTTTCAATACCAGTCTCTTTGTCAGTGTTCTTCTTAAAGTTAAACTGTATCGGCTTAACGTCTACTTTAGAGTCGTAGTTAACTTGGATGTTTTTAAGCAACTCTGCCATCTCTTCCTTAGAAGGGTTAGGTGCAGCAATCGTATGCCGCGTTATATCTTCCTTGCCTGCTTCTACAATTACTTCAGTAGTAGTAATGTCTGCTGCTGTAAGCTCATCTTCTTGTGTTACAGCTTCTTGGGTGCTATCTTCTACAGGCGTTTCTTGTCCTGCATCTTGTCCTGCTTTAAGTTGATCTAAGTTGTCCATGAGAATTGTTTCCTGTTTGTGTGTAAATTAGTTAGTGGGTAAAAGGTAAAAGAGAGTTGTCTCTCAACAGAACAACCATGATCTCATGGATACGAGAATCCGTCAATAGGGAATTTGCTCATATCCAAGATAGCATGGCTTATAGCTACGCCATCGAGCTATAGCTATTAGACTTACATTGATACGAGTATAGCCAATATGCCGAGAATAACGGCAGGGAATAATACCTCTTCGAATAGAAACTTAAGAGTATCTGCTGACACTAGGCTAGATAATATATTTAATACCATAAAACCTAGTGTCAGTATGATTACTATAGCTAAGAACCATGTCGGCGCTATCATAACTTACCCTGCTATACGACGTGGACGGAAGCCATAGATAGGATAAGATTTACCAGCTTTAAATACATCAATGTTTTTACGTGGAGTAAACCTTCCACAATACCAATCTGATCCATTATATAATTTACATATTTCAGTTATAATTATATCTGGATTGTTGCGAAGTACTTTACTTCTATGGTGTCTAGCTGACATTGGACCAATTAAACCAATTACATTTTTCATTTTACTACTCCTATGACTCAGTTGGTGTTGGGTTTAATACTTCTTTAGGTAACTTACCTTTAAAGTACTCTGCTTTCTCTGCTAAGGTATCGCCTTTAATACGTTGTGATATGATACCTTTAGTAAAGGTCTCAGGCTCACAGATTACATAAAGTTCTTCTCTTGCTCTGGTTACTGCTGTATACAGTAGTTCTCGCTGCATCATTACAGCATGACTTTGGTGAAAGCCTAAGAACACCTTACGCCATTCACTACCCTGTGACTTATGTACTGTAAGAGCATAAGCATGTAGTAAGCTATTAATTTCAGCACTGCTTGATAATGTTACTTCAGTCTCGCTATCTAGTAAGCGTACTACTATCTTATGCGAGGATTGGTTAACGCGATCATCTGAGCTAGCTACTTGCTCTAATAAGAAGTCTACATCGTCTTCATGATAGCTTGCTCTATGTCCATCGCGTTCTTCTACTGCTTTAGGATTATGTCCCCAGTAGTCTAGGTTCATGCTACATGACTGGTACTTAGCACCTGTATAAGAGGGGTTAAGCTCGATACTTACAACTTCTGCATCTTCGCGATCATATAGTACCCTATCACCTTCAGATAGGTATACTTTAACAAAACCAGCTATAACTTCATGCGTAACAGCATCTCGCTTTCTTGCAAGGTGGTTAGCTATGTGGCGATTAAGTTCTAATGTACCGCAAGCTTTATTGTAAGGTATAAGAATCATATCCTCATTAGGATTATAGAGTTTGGTATCTATACTTTTCTTAAAGAATGCAGCTAACGTCATTATAGCGTGGTCTGGGTGTAGTTTCTTTTTCCACGGGTGAATAGTTAATTTACCCGGTACATGCCAGTCCTTGTATTCTTCTAAAGGTATAGGTACACCACTAAGTATCTGGTGAGCTAGCTTAATGATAGGTGATTCTAAAGCTTGTCTGTACACTTGCGTAAGCTCTATAGTAGGTAATTCATTAAGCTTAAAGCCTAAGATAGCAGGTCCAAACACTGGCGGTAACTGCTGTATGTCACCTATGAATATGAACTGTACCTCATGATCAAGAGCAGCTAGTAGTTGGTTATACAACTCACCTCTACCTTCGCCCATCTCTTTAGGTAAACCACCTAGCATAGATGCTTCTTCTATCACGATAGTATGGATAGAACTAGGCAATGGCCTATGTGCATTACGGGAAGGTTCAAAGCGCATGGTATTCTTAAGTTCATTAGTCTCAGGATCTAATACTTCATAGTATACAGGAGCATACTCTAGTAGCTTATGCACTGTAATACAGTTATTCTTAAGATCCTCAGTCTGTACCTTACGAATGTTATTAACAGCGCGGCGAGTGTAAGAACATATAACTACACCGGGCGTATTATCTCGTAGGTGCTTATGACCATCAGACATTAGCGGAGGTATAGCTAAGTCAGTAGATGCTAGGATAGCTTTAAGCGCACCTTGACTGCAAGTAGTTTTACCTGTACCTGCTGCACCTATAAGTACACATGACTTACCTGCTGCTGCTAAGTCTATGAACTCTTGTTGCTTAGAGTTATAGGTGATAAGCTCCCCGTGCATACCTGTTATGGTATCATTAGTAGACAATACTTCAGCAACAGCATCTAATGTTGTAGTGTCTGAGGGAGGTGCTTCTGCGTTCTCTTTTACCTTAGCTAGTAAGGCAGCAAAGTCTATTTTATGCTTAGTCATTATAGCGCATCCTCTGGATTATTTTTTATTGGAGGTTTAGTATCTGGTGTAGTAAGTGTAACAGCTACCTTGTAAGCAAGCTTAGCTTTAAGGAAAGACAGCTTATCAGGATAATCTATTAATACCGGTGGTTCTGTTGGCGCATTGTTTACTATGCTAGTCAATGCTGCCGCAGTCTTAAGCTCACCTTCTTTCTGATCTGTTGTAAGCTTAAGTGAATCTATATCTAGCATAGTATACCCTAACGCTAAATTGGAACCACCTAAGTAATCTAGATGTAATGCAACTCCTTTCTTAAGAGTTTCAGCTAAAGTAAAGAAGTGTATAGACTCTGGCTCTATATTAGCATAGCAATACTGCTGTACTTCTCGTATTAGATTTAGTGGAGTCTTAAACATCTTAGCAGAGTTAAAGCAAGAGCGTATTACCTGCTGGTAAACTTCGTTCTTTTCATAAGGAAACTCCGCTGCTTGTGAAGCCCAGCTAGCTACTATACCCGGTAACTGTTCAGCAGGTATTCCTATAGCTAGCTTCTCATCTAGTAAAGCTTCTATCTTAAGTAAGCTCCGCTGCTGTGCATAGGTAGCTCTTGAGACATTAAAATCTACTAAGTTCTGTTGCCATGCTGCAATCCAGTTATGTACCTGATCGAGACGCCCATTATCATAGTTTACTACGAAACTGGGTTGTCTAAAAGAAGGATGTTGAATTATAGATGTTTTCTGATAGACACTAATAAGCTGTGCTAAATTGTTCTGCACTAACTTAGTAGTATGAGTTTCACTAGGATTACAGGTGGCGGGTGAATTCCATTCTACTTGACCTGTAGCTTGTAAGAAAGCACAGAACAAGAGGTAGCTATCTACCTGAGTTAGTTTGTTTCTTGTATGCTGATAATATAGTGTATACAGTTTCTTATGCGAGAGAGTAAATATAGGATGATAGTAGCCAATACTAGCTGGTATCTCAGTACCTTCTAGTCCTGCTATCTTAAAACGTAAGCCACTAATGGCGCATGTTACATTAGCCATTAGACTCCTGCCTTAGCTTCAAATTCTCTAGCTTCATCAGCAGCCATAAGATCATGTAAGTATCTATACTCTTGAAATGCTTCTATCTCAGGTACTGTACAAGACATAGGCTCTTTTAGATACTTCAAGTAACACCTTTCCCAATACTGTTCTTTAGTTTCAGTACCATCAAGCTTAGCTATCTCATCTGTATGTGCTCCAAGAGTCTCCATTATAGCTATCTTAGGATCACTATGCTTAATTATAGTATAAGCAGGAACTATAGCATCATTAGCTATTTTAGATACGAGAGTACTTATCTTACCCATAAGCTGAAGGAATGTTACCTCTACAGTAGGTGGGAATGATCTAGCAGTATCAAGTGGATTGTCAGGATGGTAAGGTGGCTTCACTAAGTCATCTATGTAAGCTACCTTGAGTATCCTATCTAGTGCTTCTACTTCTTCCTTAGAGAAAGCAGGACGATAGCGGTGTTTAGAGGTTGCCATTATCTTTCATCTCCGTAGATAGCATATGGTAAAGTATGCCTTGTTGAGTATCATTAAGAAGCTTAAACTCTCTAAACATCTCAAGTACAGGCTCTTTAGAGAATACTGTAGTAGTAGGCATTTCACCTAAGCACTCAGTAGGCTCTGGTATGATAGCATTACCATCTTCATCTATAGCAAAGCTACCTGATGCTGCCTTTACATGCCCACTAGCACCTAGTTCTTCCAGTAACCTCTCTTGATTAACAAGTACTTGTTCAGGGCTAGTAGTCATGCTATCACTATCAGGGAACCAGAAACCTCTGCATATCGGACCGATACCTAGTTCTATACTAAGTGCATTAGTAAGAGTTCTACCGCAGCAGCAGCAAGTGCCAGTAATCTTACCATCGTTCATAGCTATACGCTCAGGTTCACTAATAGCTTCTATTACTAGTTGCTTCTGCTTAGCTGTAATCAAGCTAGGGTGCCTTACCTTAAGCAATCCTGCTGGTGAGATCTTACCTATGTAAGACCAGTTATCATCCTTAATATAAAGGTATCCGGGATTAGTACTGACATCACTAGCAGCACTAATACGTAAGCCTTCTATGCGAAAGCAAGGGTTCTTACCTGCTTGTAACATATGATGCATAGCAATACCTAGCTTATGCTTAGGTGTCCATGATTGTGTACCCATAATCTTATTCCTTTCCTTTTAGTTGTTTAATAATTTCTTCCTGTTCAACAGCTTTATCAAGCCACTCTTTTTGTAGCTTAGGGTTAGAAGTGCTTTCAGCTAAAGCAAAGCATTGTATTAGCCTTTGTTCAGCACTACGTATCTTAATACCAGTTAATCTATCTTTCATTACTAGCTTCCTTTTCTTATCTAACAAACCTTTAATAAGAACCATAGCTATCTGTATTAGCATAACTATGGGTCTGATAAAGACTCTTAGCCTGTGGTAGTTACTACAGCTATAGCACCAAGTCCGATACCTATGATAGCAACCCAGTAGAGAACATCCACTGCTCGTTTATAAATAAGCTTCCAACGCTTACGGTTACGTTTGATAGTATCAATATTAGGCGTACGAGTAATGCGATCAATACGTCTAACGCTACGGTCCCACTTCTTACGTTTGTTAACGTTGCTAGTCCAGTTCATGCTACCCTCCGAGGACGGAAGCCATTCAGATGTAAGCGATCAGCAACACACTTCCAACTAGCTGGTGGATTAACAATTCTAACTGAAGCATTGTACCAACCTTTAACTCTGACACCATTTATATATAAACTGTCGGTAATATTTACCACTTCTATTTCCATACCTCGTAACTCAGCACTGTCACTATGCCAGCAACTAGCAGGATGTATTAAACCTATTGTATCTTTCATAACTTTTTCCTTTTAGTTTACGTTCTTGATATAACAACCACTGACCTAAGCCAGTATATGGTTGTCCTGTCCTGTAATAAGTCCGTGAGCTATACTTGCTAGTATCTACGGGTAATACTTTCATAGCTCCCTCTACTACTTTATCTTTATTACTCATCTTATCTATTCCCTTTATTAACTTACAGTGTATGACCAGTCCTTACCTAAGAAGTAAATCGGAATTTTGGCAAAGTGGCCCTATTTGACATTTTGACAGAATGACAACGATGTGTCAAGCCCCTATTTAGGGGTACGTATCCGTGGCTATGTTATAGGTAACAGGTATATATCTAGCTATCTAACAGTACCTGATTCGCCTCTGTATAGAGGAGTGTATTTAAACATTACTAATTCATAAGTACATACCTATACTTAGATACTACTACTATACATACCTATTAGATACAGCAAGAGATAGGAACATACCCCTAGATACCGATACCTCAGGCTAGTGTCAAAATGTCATTTTGTCAAAGCTGACCATATTGACAATTTACCTAATCCTTAATCTAGTAACTGTGCATACGATTGAAGTTATACTAATGCGTACTATGCTTAGCTACCAGTACCATAACTGCGCTTACGAGTGAAGTATATATAAACGGTTACGCTCTTAGCTAAAAGTAAATGAGTTGTAAGTGTTTGATTTTACAGGGATTATAAAAGCTAAAAAGCTTGCATCCCTATATAGAAGAGTCCATTATTCATACATACCCGGCAACAATGCCGAATCAAGCACAGGGACCCAGACCATGCGACCAAAACTGAATGACATCGTTTATATCTTGCAAGCTTTGAATCTCGGACGATTCATTATTACTGATTGGCAGAAGCAAGCTAAGCAAACGTACATCTACCTTGAATCAGAACATCAACCGCACCTTAATGGATGGAGACTTAGAGGTGTAGAAGTACAGTGTTGGACAGTAGCAATAGCCAGACCGAATGGAATCATTGAATCAATGGATTGTGACTACCAGCCTGAAAAGTACCAAGCAGTACAAACCGCCAATAATGGCATTCACTAGAACCACCAACAAAAGAGAGTAAATTATCATGACCACATCAACTGATAACAACGTACCAGCAGCAACACCCCGGCCTACTGACAAGGGAGCAGAAACCGCTGGCCAATTCTTTCCTTATAACAGCGTAGAAGGAACACCAGCAGCGCCGACTGGTTACAGGCAAGTTACTTGTAACTACAAGCAGACCGCAGCTATGAAAGCGAAAGGTACGGAAGCAAAACCTAACGTCTATGTCACTGTACCTAATGACCACGTATCTATCGCTCAGGTGATTGAGAACATAGAAACGCTGGCTCCGTTTGTTAGCGCTTACTTGTCTAGCGTTGAAGACTCTACTATCCGCGCCTATCATAAGGATGGTGGCACTCAGGTATTCACGGAGACGCTAACATTGGCGAAGATACTCGAAACTATCGAAGAGTCGCACAGCAGTATCAACGGTGAGCAGATCACGGAGTGGTTTACCGAAGCTTGCGCATCTAAGTTACTGGTCATACTGGCTAACAAACTGGGAACTGATGATCCGGCAGAACTTACCGAGGAACAAGGCGCTAAGGTCAAGCAGGTGATTGAGTCTTACCTTGCACAGTTCATTAGTCTGGCATCTGGCAAAACGATGCTCCCAGTAGCGCAACGAGTAGCACTAGCTAAGTGTTTGAAGCTTACCGACGCTGATACTTCACCGATGGGTATCAGGTTTACCAGTCGTTTCGCTAAGATGGAAAAGAAAGAAACCGAAGCACTGGCAAGCTTGGGAGACTTGGAACTGTAGCAAGTAACAAGTAGCGCGGGCTAGGTAATAGGACTTAGCTCGCTGCTACTTACTGGACTAGTAACGTAGGACTATCTAAATTTTCTCGCTTCGCTCGGTTAAGGTGTCAGCAAGCTGACTATTAAGTAATCTTATTAAAAGCATCAATGAATAGCAAGCTATCCTTAAGTAGTCTTATTACAAGCCTAATGAGTAGCAAGCTACCCTTAAGTAGTCTTATTCCTAATGAGTACTGCGTACCATTCAGTAGTTTTATTACACCACACACGACACAATCTATCCAGAAGGGTGGGGTAGGAAGCTTTTTTAGACTATCCGAGACGCGCTATCCTAAGGAACATCCCTATTTTTCCTAAACTTTTTATACATATTGCTATCTAAGAAGTCTATTTACGATTACTACCTATGCATCCTATAGCTAACTGTTATAGTAGTATATCAAGATAGCCGCGATCAGTTCTTACCAGAAGGAGGAAACATGTTGCATGATATGAATAATATAACACTTGCAGACTTGGGTTTCCAAGATGGTAAGAAGATACCAGTTTCTGCTGCTCCTACAGAAGTATCTGCCGTAAATGGTAAACTTGCGCGCGGCACAACTACTAGTATCGAAGATCGTGCATTAGTATTACTAGGTGCTGGTATTGGAGGAGAAGCAGTAGCTAATGCATTAGGTGTAACTCCTGCTAGAATTAGTCAGTTACTATCTGAGCAAACATTCTCTGATGCTGTAAGTACTCTCCGCTATGAGAATCTCCAGAAACATAATAACAGAGATGCTTCTTATGATACCATAGAAGATAAGTTATTAGCTAAACTAGAACAAAGTCTTGGATTTATACTAAAACCTGCTGATCTGTTAAGGGCTATTAGTACTATTAATAGTGCTAAGCGTCGTGGTCAGTCTAGTCCAGATCAAGTAGTAAACCAACAGAATATTGTAAACTTAATATTACCCACAATTATTGCAGAAAAATTTACAGTTAATATAGATAACCAAGTAACCCGTGCAGGGGAACAAGAACTCCACACATTGCCAGCATCTACTTTACTAAAGAATGTAGAGGATGCTAGCTTAGTACGACAAAAAGCACTTTCTCTTTTAGAAGCGCCACTTACTGAGGAGGATACTCGAATAGAGGCGTTGTAGTATAAGAGAAAGCGAGGAATATCATGTGTAGAAAATACCATGTTAGAGGAGAGGATCTTACTTTGGAACAAGTATTAGCTCGCCTACAAAGTAAAACGACTATTACTACTAAAGTAATATATAGCCAGCAAGAAATAGTATCTGCTTCTAAGGTGCTAGAGAGACTTGCAGCTAGAGTTAATTCTGCACCTCGTATATTATGACTACTACACTAGAATCATTAGGAGGTACCGAACCTACAAGTATTGGTTTCCAGAATGCAGAAGATACTACTCTACCTGAGGTCAACGAGATACAGCAGGTGGGAGCTTCTGCGCAGGAAATACAAAAACTAGCTAAGTCTGATCTAGATTTCTTAGCAGCTTTAATTATGCCTACCATCTTTACGTTCTGTTTCCCACCAGTATTTAAATCAGTCTGGACTTGGATGTTAGGCTATGTAAAGCAGAGTAGAGTATTTCCACAACTTGCATTAGGCTTACCTCGTGGTTTTGGTAAGACTACCTTAATGAAGATTTTTATAATCTATTGTATACTCTTCACTAATAAGAAGTTTATACTAATAATATCTGCTATTGCACCTCTCGCGGAAGCTATTTTAGCAGATGTGATAGATATGTTAGAAGAGCCAAATATTAAAGCTGTCTTTGGAGACTGGAAACTTGGTGTAGAGAAAGACACACAGAAAATTAAGAAGTTTGGATTTAGAGGACGTAATATAACATTAGCGGCAGTAGGAGCAGAAGGTAGCTTACGAGGACTTAATATTAAGAATACTCGTCCAGATGTTATGCTCTTTGAAGATGTACAATCTAGAGAATGTGCTGATAGCTTAGTACAAACTACTTCTCTTGAGAATTGGATAGTAGGAACAGCGATGAAAGCTAAATCTCCTACTGGTTGTATGTTCTTATTTGTAGCTAATATGTATCCTACTAAGCATAGTATCTTACGTAAATTTAAGAAGAATGCTACTTGGATTAAGTTTATAGCTGGTGGTTTACTTGTAGATGGTACATCTCTTTGGGAAGAACTCCAGCCAGCAACACAGCTTATTAAGGAATTTGAAAATGATCTGGCTATGGGTAAGCCTGAGATATTCTATGCAGAAGTTCTTAATGATGAGAATGCTAGTGCTAATAACTTAATTGATCTATCTAAGCTACCAGATTCTCCTTATAGCGAAGGTGATATATCTGGCGGTAACTTTATAGTAATAGATCCAGCTACAGACAAGATAGGTTCAGATGCTGTATCTGTAGGTTATTTTGAGATACATGATGCTTTACCTATGTTAATGGAATTACGTGAGGGTAGATTCTCTCCAGGGGATACAATTCACGAAGCTCTTAGACTAGCTCTTACTCATAACTGTCGTCTCATAGCTGTAGAATCTAACGCTTACCAATATTCTTTACTCTATTGGTTTGAGTTTATTTGTAGACAACTAGGTATAGCAGGCATAGAAGCAGTACCTATATACTCAGGTATTAAGAATAAAAATGCTCGTATACTTACTATGTTTAAAGCTTATGCAGCAGGTGAGTTTTTTGTACATGATGAATGTAAATTAAGTGTACATTTACAGATTACTGGATTTAATCCACTAAAAACAGATAATGTAGATGGTATACTTGATTTACTTACATATGCGCCGCGCGTAGTAAATGAGTTTGGAGAATATGTAATAGCTGGTAACATAGTAGAATCACAAGAATTTGAAGCAATAGAAGTACCTGATTATAATAACCCATTCTAGAATCTAGGAATAATACGATGGCAGCCTCCGTTTCAGTAGCACTTGGTAAGAAGTCTCAGGATGCATTTAGAGAGTATTACCGTTCCTTACAGTTGCAAGAAAATATAACACGAAATGAGTCTCGTTCTCGCTTAGAGAAGATTGATCGTATGTATATGCGAGAGCTAGATAGAACTAAAGAACAACAAGATGCTCGGGAAGCTAATGCTAGAGGAGACTCTGATAGAATTCAGAATATTACTATACCTGTAATTAAGACTCAAGTAGAGACTGCTACTGACTACCAAGCATCTGTATTTCTTACTGGTCATCCTATCTTTGGAGTAGTATCTGCTCCACAGTGGATAGATCAAGCAATACAGATGGAAACAATACTAGAAGATCAATCTATAAGAGGTGGTTGGGTAAGAGAGCTAGCTATGTTCTTTCGTGATGGCTTTAAGTATAACTTTGCTCCAATAGAAGTAGATTGGTCGCAGGAAGTAACATTTGCTGTAGAAACTGATGTACAGAAGAACTTATCTGAAGGTGTACCTAAGGAAGTAATTTGGAATGGAAATCGTATACGACGTCTTGATCCTTATAATACTTTTATAGATAAAAAAGTACCAGCTTCTGAAGTCTATAAGAGAGGTGAATATGCAGGCTTTACTGAATTTATGTCTCGTATAGAACTTAAAACTTTCATTTCACAGCTTACTGATAAGATAGTTGGAAATATAGTACCTGCTTTTGAATCCGGACTAGGTGCTGCTACTGGTGCTCAGAATGCAGGAGCTATGAACTTCTATATCCCAAGTATTAATCCAGTAGTACAAGAAACAGATAATAAGCGTGGAGCAATTAACTGGATGAAGTGGGCAGGATTCTCAGATTATAGAAAGGATATAGAATACAAAGATGCTTATGAAGTTACTACTTTATACTGTCGTGTGCTTCCGTCTGAGTTTAATCTTAGAGTACCTAATTCTAATACTCCTCAGATATATAAGATAGTGTTAGTAAACCATGAGCATATTATCTATGCAGAGCGTCAAACTAATGCTCATAATTACTTACCTATTCTTGTAGGTCAACCTGCGGAAGATGGTCTTTCTTACCAGACTAAGTCATTAGCTACTGATGCTGAACCCTTCCAGTTCGTAACTAGTGCTTATATGAACTCTATCATGGCTTCTAGGAGACGAGCTGTTAGTGATAGAGCATTATATGATCCTTCTAGAGTTACTAGTGCTGCTATTAACAGTGCTAATCCTAGTGCTAAGATTCCTGTTCGACCAGCTGCTTACGGTAAGCCATTAGCAGAAGCTGTATATGCTTTTCCATACCGAGAAGATCAGCAAGCAGCTTCAATGCAAAATGTACAAGCATTACTTGGACTTGCTAACAATCTAGCTGGTCAAAACCAAGCTTCTCAAGGACAGTTTGTAAAGGGTAATAAGACTCTACACGAATTTGAGTCTGTAATGAATAATGCTAATAGCAGAGATCAGGTAGTTTCTATCTTGCTAGAAGCTCAAGTATTTGTACCTATGAAGTTGATACTTAAAATCAACATACTACAGTTTCAAGCTGGTGTTACTATATATAATAAAGATCAGAATGTAGATGTAACTATAGATCCTGTAGCTCTTAGAAAAGCTGTATTAGAGTTTAGAATTTCTGATGGTTTGATACCAGCTTCTAAGCTTATAAATGGTGAAAGCTTTTCTGCTGCATTACAAGTAATAGGTACATCTCCACAGATAGGACAATCTTATAATATAGGTCCTATGTTCTCTTACTTAATGAAAACTCAAGGAGCTGCTATTTCTGATTTTGAGAAATCTTCTGAGCAAGTAGCTTATGAACAAGCATTAGCTCAGTATAATTCTTTAGTAGCTTTAGCTTTAGAGAAAGATAGAGACATAAAAGAATTAGGAGAAGCTCCTTCACCTGAACAGTTTGGTTATGTACCAGCACAGAACACACCCAGACCACCTGAAGCTAACGTACAATCTAGCGCAGGCACCTCAGAAGTATTAGCACCCTCACCATAGGATTACGGAAACCATCATGGCTCATCTTATACCTAACGATTTTTCCTCTTACCAGCTTACTGAACAAGAAGAGCTGGAAGGTTCATTATTAACTATTACTCAGAAGCAAGTGATACAGAATTACTTAGCAGCTGCTGCTCACGAGAAGAACGGGTTAGAATACTCTGCTGCAGAACATGATAGGTTCTGTCAGCAAGAAGCATCTTTAAAAGGTCAGATAGATGCTTACCGTTTTATCTTAGCAACATCTGAAGCTTCAGAAGAACTATTAGCTAATCCAGAGCCAGTTTAGGCTTATACTCAGTACACAACCATTAGAAGGTAACTCCCATGGGCATGTTCGATATATTTACATCACCACCAGCAGTAGAACCAACGGCAGCAGTTCCAGCAGCACCAGTGGTAGCACCAGCTCCAGGAACTCCTGTAGAGCCGGGTAATATACCACCGGGTGCAGGAATAGCAGATCCTAATAATCCAACTCTACCACTGGGAGTTGTACCACCAGTAGTAGCTGAACCAGTTGTTCCGGAACTCCCACTAGATCAGTTTAAGACTCTATGGGATGATGTAGCTATAGACCCAAATGCCCCTACGCCTGAAGTTCCTGTAGAGCTTAAAGCAGAAGACATTCAGAAAGCTGTAGCTAATGCTAACTTCACACAAGCTATAACTCCTGAACAGATGACAGCTATAAGTGAAGGAGGTGAAGGTGCACAGAAAGCTTTTGCTGAAGCTATGAATGTAGTAGCACAGCAAGTAATGATACAGTCTACATTAGTAGGTAATAAGCTTACCAATAACGCTGTAGCTAAAGCATTAGAATTAGAACGTGCTAAAATTCCCCAGATGTTAAGAGATCAAGCTACTACAGCTCATCTTACTGACACTAATCCCATCTTTGATAATCCTGCAGTCAAGCCTATAATAGAACAAACTAAGGCTCAGTTACTTGCAAAAAATCCTACTGCAACACCTGAACAAATCACCCAAATGACACAAGATTTTATCTTAGCTATGGGTGAAGCATTCGCTCCTAAAGCTCCTGATCTAGCTCCAGGTGAGACAGATTGGACAAGGTTTGGGGTATAACTTTTTAACTTAATCTTTTAGGGAATACTATTATGTTTCATAGAGTCAAGATTGAACAGAAGACTAATCGTATGCCACAGCTATCACGAGCTGGAGTTGGCTTAACAGCTAACTTCGCTATAAACAATCGTGCAGCTGAGACAGACCAAACTCTTACTGTAGGTCATGTATCCGGTGGGTTAATCCATCAAGGTACTACGCTTACTAGTGACGTTATTTATACTCTGCCTACTGCTGCGTTACTTGCAGCTGCATATACAGGTATGGATGTAGGTGATGCTTACAGTTTTGTAGTTAATAACTCTCAGGTAGGTGCCTTTGATGTTACTATTGCTGTGGGTGTTGGTATTACTAAGGTAGGTGCTAATAACACTCTATCCGTACCTCCGCAATCTTCACGAATCTTTACTTTGGTTAAAACAGCTGCTGCAACTTTTAATCTGTTTTAGACCTTAGTATTATCTTCTAACCTTTTAATATTACTTTTTATTACTAATGCCTGCGGGCGGAGAATAACTTATGACTACCGGAATTTTTAATACTGGTAATTTTACAACTGATCTGGCAGCGAAATCCTTTGCGGCTATGATTACGCGTTTGATGCCTAATGGTAATGCACCACTGTTTGCATTATCTTCTATGCTTTCAGATGAAACTGCGCTGCAAGTTGAGCATGGCTTCTTCTCTAAGACAATGATCTTTCCTGAGATGAAGCTTGATGGTGCTATCGGAGATGGTATAATCACAGCTTGGCAAGTAGATACTACAGCTAACTTACTACCTGGTATGATTATGCGAGTAGATTCTACAGGTGAGAATATCATCATAGATAGTATCACTGATGCTACTAATGTAGTAGTAACTCGTGGTGTTGGTACTGTTACTGCTATCCTTATAGCTGACAATATTGAAATCTATCAAGTTGGTAATGCGTTTGAAGAAGCGTCTGATCGACCTCTTGCTAATAATATCATTCCAGTTCGTGTAACTAACCTGACCCAGATTTTCCGTAATACTTGGGCTATCTCAGGTTCTGCACAAGCTACTAAGGTTATTGCAGGTGATAGCACTGATGCTGAGAATCGTCAAGATTGTGCTGCACTTCACGCAGCTGACATTGAGAAAGCATTGTTCTTTGGTCAGAAGTCTTCTGGTACTCGTAACGGACAACCTTTCCGTACGATGGCAGGACTTGTAGCTATGATTGAGGATGCTTCCTTTTATCCGCCAATCTATGCTGGTGTAGTTAATAGCTTTACAGCTGGCGGTACTACTAACTGGACTCAGTTGTTAGGTTTCCTTGATCCAGTTTTTAATCAAGCTACTGATCCTAAAGGATCTGCTGAAAGAGTTCTCTTTGTTGGTGGAGCTGCTAAGCTTGTTATCAATGAGATTGGTCGCCTTAATGGTACCTATCACTTGGTAGATGGTCAAACTAACTTTGGCTTGCAGTTCACTACTCTTACTACTCCTCGTGGTAAGTTCCGTCTTATTGAGCACCCGCTCTTTAATACGAATACTAGCTGGTCTGCTATGGCTGTAGGTGTTGATTTGCCTACCTTCCGTCTTGCTTATCTTGCAGGTAGAAAGACTCAGAATATGGAGTTTAATACTTCAGGTAAAGCAGCTGCTGATAATGGTATTGATGCAGTAGGTGGTACACTTACTACTGAGCTTACTACAGTCATTAAGAACACACCTGCTAACGTAGTCATTAATGGTTTGACTGCCGCTGCTGATGGCTA